AGCAACATAGGTAGGAAGCTGGCCATCCCACTTGTCAATCCACTTCTGCTGAAGAATGGCAGGATTGGTGCGAAGTGCTTCTGCTTCAATCTGGGTGGCCTTTGCTTCACCTTCGGCCTTAGCGATGCGGGCGCGGGCTTCGGCTTCGGAGGTTGCGACATTAGCTTGGGCAGCAAGTGCGGCCTGTTCGTTTGCCATACGCAAATTGATCTGCTTCATGATTGAATCAGGAAGGCGGATCGGGCTTGCCAAATACAGACGTTCAACAACCAGACCCTTTGTAGCGAAGATAGCCTGCACACGAGCCTGTGCGGCATCAATAAGCTCGGCGCGCTTAGGTCCATAGATTTCCTCTACGGTCATGTTACCTGCTACCTTATTCAGGGCATCACGAACGGCGGGCCGAACCTGTGTGGCAAGAATAGCATCCATATCTGCACGGTATGTAGTAAACAGCTTAGGAGCCAATCCTTGGTCAACGTGATAGCTAATAGCAACATCAGCGGTGACCTGAAGACCATTCTTATCCGAGAAGGTCATTTCTTCATTAATAGGCTTGCCTTCATGTGCGGATTGAGTCCAAACATACGTATTGGTATAAATCGGGTATTCATAGATGTTGGTGCCCGGACCTGCGAAGTAATAACCAACACCAAGTGCTTCTGGCTGTACACCAGCATCAGAACCAAGATTGTTTACCTTAATGCCAACATGGCCAGGTTCAACCCGAGAACATGCGGCAAGAGAAAGTGCGGCTGCGCCGAGTAGAATTGCATTACGAATTTTCATTCTTAGTTTCCTTATTTACGAGGTTATACACTTTGCTGGCAACAAAACCGACAATACCGCAAGCCAGCATGACCATTGCGATAAGCCCCGCATCTGTATGTGAGTTGATTAAACCCGCAAACAAATGTGGAAGACCGAAAAACATGATAAACAACGCGAGAGGAATACTCGCGAACATTAGGAATACTTTCATTTTCTTTCTTTTCTCTCTTTTTATGTGTTTAAGAGAACTCATGTATAGCATTGGAAGGGGTATATGTCAAGAAGTTTCCTTCATTCGTTCCTTGGTAGTGACCCAGAAAACCAATTGATCTATTTCTTCTCCATTTAGATACCAACATTTAGAGCCATCTACCCGTTCAATAGCAGGTCCATCTTCGCGATGGAGCTTGTCATTCAGATACCACCACTTGGAACCATCTGCATATTCAGCAGCAGGTCCATCTTCGCGATGGAGCTTGTCATTCAGATACCACCACTTGGAACCATCTGAGTATTCAGCAGCAGGTCCATCTTCGCGATGGAGTTTGTTCTTCAGATACCATTCCTTGGCTCCATCTGCATATTCAATAGCGGGTCCATCTTCGCGATGGAATTTGCCGTTCAGATACCATTTCTTGGTTCCATCTGCTGTAATAGTCATGATTGGCTGTTCAGACATTTATAAAATCCTTTAACACACGGGAGAATTACACACTAATCGCCAATATGTCAAATGTTTTTTGTGTCTTCTTTGAATTTTTCTATGGATATTTTTTCTTGTAGTGTAGGCTCGTTAAAAAACTTCCTCGGATTGCCACACATTACACAGCTTGAATCACCGCAATTTAACGCATGCATCTTTGCATATCGGTGAGGCTGATTCTTATTATGATTTACGCCCGCTGATTTTGCTATACGTTTTTGGCGCGCAATTGCATTTGCTGTTCGGGCGCGGCGAGAAGAACGTTTGAAATCATCGCTCACTCTTTTTTCCTTGAGTTAGGGTTATGAACGTTTTGTTGGGTGTCCAGCCTCTCTTGTTGCTGCTGAGGCGTCCATCCCATGTTTTTGATATTACCGTTTTTCACGAGCAAGTCAATAAGTTTACGTCCACTATTCAGGCGATTTAGATTCATTATGTTATCCTTTAATGGGCAGTGTGATATAAATGCCACACTGCCCTACCAATTTAGTCAATAGATGCGTTTGCGCCACACTTGGCTTTTTTGGACTGTGTGAGTGCACCAAAATTTACACTCCATTCTTTACCAACAGGAACTTCCTGTGCATTGTTTGGAAGCCCAAAACGAACACCAGATTCTTGTTCAATCTGCGCGATTGATCTACGATAACGAGTTAAATCATTACCAAGATTGGGGTATGGTGCAACATGTGGGAAATACCACCCAGCAACATAACCAGTTTGATCATCAATAACAATCTTGTAGAACGCATGCGGCACTACCACGCCAGTTCCGATACGTTTATCAGATGGTCCATAAATTGCACCAGAAATTGCGGTAAATGGACGATTTTGTTGAAATACCCAACCACGAAATGACGTTTCCAGTAATTTCCAAATACCACGGTTTAACGAACCTGCCTGTGGCGTCATGTTAGTCATCAGAAATGATTCAAGTTCAACTTGCGGGTTCCACGACTGATCACCATCTGGTGCCATGTGTCCCTTGTCGTAACCCGTTCTTGCATAGTCCTGTGGAGTTGCACTTCCTTGAATGCTCATATCAGTAGCAAATGCATTTGAACGAGGCACACATCCCAATGCAGCCTGTGGAGTAAGTGTCCATTGAACATATTCTGGAATTTTTGAAGTGGGATCAAATCCCACGAGATATGCTTCGCGGCAGATAAATTCTACTGGACGAGAAGACTGTGGTGCACCAAAAGGTGCGTGGATTGAACATTGCTGAAGTGGGAGAGGTGCTCTCTGATTCCATGCAAATGATGGTGTTGTAAATGATACCGATAATGCTAATAGCATCACAAATACCGTCAGTAACTTTTTCATATTTTACTCCTGTAAGAGTATTATTTATGAATAGTCATTCTTTCAATATATTAAAAATTTTGTAATATGTATTTTACGTTTGGCGCAATGCATCAATCGTTTCCTGTTCTGCTTTCAGTCGGTTAATGCGGATTTGAATGGCTTCCACACCGTCCGTCGCCACCCACATAAGAGCTTCTTGAAAATGTCCTGCAATACGAGGATATTTGAATTCATCTCCATCATATTTTTTATGAAGAAGAGAAATATATTCATCAACGGCGGCAGTGGCGATTTCATACTTATTCATGACAATCTCTTTCGTTTAAATGTGAAGTGACCCTACACTCAAAAGAATGTAGGGTCAATAACTTTTTAGCCACATTCACTCGTGTATTCACGATGATTATCACCAGCACCAAACATTTGTTCCATGCATTCAGCATGAACAAAATCATAGTTTTCTTCCGTAAGTTGATCAAGCTGACGATCATTCAAGGGTGCACCGTTTTCAAACTCAGCATAGGAGATATACGCATCGCAAAACTTGGGATAGTCCTTGAAGTCAACTCCTTCAACTTCTGCAAACAGAACCTTACGACCATTCAGAAACAAATTCATTTGAAATCTCCTTAGTTTGCATCCGACCATGTGATGCGATAGCCCTTATACTTACCGGGATTGGCACTGTCAAGTGCCTCAATAAATTCGCGTTCTTTTCCCACTGAATAATGATTACTAAAGCAGGAAAAATAATCACAACTGCGAGTATAACGCTCGTTTTCTACCACAGGTTCAATCAGATCAGCATATACTGATGAGATATCGTTGTAGCGAGTCGTTGACTTTGATTCAGTTACGTTCAAGTTCATTTTTAATCCTTTGTGATCAAGTATTTCAACAAATCGGGACCGTCTTCAATCTTCGTGGTAAATGAGGGATTAACATAATAATTTTTCATATCGGTTTTTTTGTCTGTCCAATAATCAGATGCATCAGCAGTTACCCTGACATTAAAATTGCACAGTCTGGTAATTTTACCTACGGTCATTTTTTGATCTGACCAATACATTAAGAAAGATACATAATCGCCAACTTTAAGTTTACGCCCAATACAATCAAATTTCACATTTTTTTCCTAATCAGTTGATGTAATAACGATTCTTGGAAATTCCAGTCCCGATGGCAAAGCGTTCGACTCCGGCATACTGAATGCTTTCGAAATAGCCTGCCCCGGCGTTGTTGATCGAAATATCACGCCCGAAGTCGTCCTTGAACTTGATGGTATATGAAACGGAGTCCGCAGTAACCTTCTTGGCCAGCCTGTCCGCTTCAGATTCCGAAATGGTGGCATGGAGAATATCAATCTTGCCGTAGGCGCGACCGAAGCTATCCCCAGTGTCATAAATCATGTATACCACATAGACATATTCAGCATCATCGGGAACGACAAACGATTCGCTGCGATAAGGAACATCGGCATCGTCTGCGATCTGGTAGGCTTTGGTTACACGGCTCTCGTACCGTTCTTCCCATTCACCATACTGCTTGTCCTCGGAATACGAGTGGACGCAATCCTCTTCATACTCAACTTTAATGCGCATTTTACCAATCTCCTTTGAATCTGTTTTGGGTATAGACTAAAGGAATTTGCGTGTCAAGTGATTTTAGACTGGAGATAGATAAATACAAGATGCGAATATATGAACTTCTTGAAAGTGCCATTGATAATGATGATCCTTTGTCTGGCAAAAGGCGCGGAAGACTGAGCCAATCACCTATTAGAAATGAAGGGGTCATTGGAGAACTTGAAGATGCTCTTTGTTTGTGGGGTATGGGAGAGACCGAAAAAGCTACGCCAATTTTGATGGCACTCAAAAAAGAAGCATCAAGATTTCCGTGTTATCAGAAAGTTTTATTTCGTGGAATAACTATTTCTCCCGAAAAAGTAGATGCTGAAGACTTAACAATACACACCGATCCATCTTTTCCCTTAGTCAGTTGGTCAACATCAATTGAGGAAGTGATTGAGTTTATGCATGGATGGAATAGACCGTATGTAATTCTTTCTGCGCCCACTAAAGACTTGAATGTGTATATTGATTTAGTAGAATTTGATCGTGACGCTAAACCCGTCACTGAAATGACTAGTCAAAAAGAGGTTATAGTTTACATGCCTCAAACGATGGTATTCCCTAGACAAAACTGCGTGTTTTTTACAGATATCGGAAGGCCAGCAAGCAAAGACGATGTTGAACTGTTAGATCACTTCATTTCTATAAATTACTGAATATTAAGAAATCCAACAGTCACAGTTGCAAGTAGTCACATGATGAATTGCGTTGGCCACACTCGGTGATGCGGGAAGCAAAGTGCTGTTCGTAAAGTTTGGATCAAGATTCGGTGGAAGATTGGTTGGATTTTGATCAGAAGGAGGAGCAATAATTACTACAGAATTTGGTGGAGCAATAGTGGCAGTAGGACCTACTGGTACAGTAGAATTTACTACAGGATTGCTGGTTCCATTTAGTATCTGAGTAATGTCTCCCGTAGTTACGCTACTTGTTGGCTGGAAACCAGTAGTAGGCTGGTATATTCCCAAAGGAGAAGGACCAACCGTAACATCATTTTGCAAATTTGTTGCCCAAGATGGATTTGTATAAACATTTCCATTAGGGCTTGTAATGCCGGTAACTGCCCCTGCTATTGTTCCATTTGTTATGAGAGTTTTAATCTGTGATGGACTCAAAGTTCCGGGTATATTATTATCTAAGTCAATGCCTACAGATTGCAATCTTGACTGGTTTCTTTCCTGTCTCATCATTGCGATAAGGCTTTGGCCACCTAATGTATTTAAATCACTGATTGCTTCAAGAGTCTGTGCACTCATGTGGGGTCCAGTATCTTGAGCCATTGATGGCACAGAATCAACGAAAAAACCAAGTGACGATGGATAGGGGTTAAGGAAATTATTTTTAGGAATCTGAACTGGAACCAAATTCGTATATCTTGCTCGCTGTTCAATCAGAAGCTGAGAACCACACGTATTCCAGTAAGTTTGTAAATAAACAGATGTTTCGGGATTAGTTTGCTGAATGTTTGTAATTTCGGCATTTGCCTGATCAATATATCCCTGAACTACGGTGTTCATGGTGGCCCATCCAGATGTTCCAGAAGCAGTATTTGTTCCCGATGTTGGAACACTTCCGTCTGAATTAATGGGAAGGGCGGCTGTTGGCGGAGCCTGAATTGTTGCAGTAGGAATGGTTGTGCCCGGTGTTCCTGCAATTCCAAATGTTATGGAGGTTACTCTTCCATAGGTGCCAGTGTCGTTTGACCCCGCATTAGTATCATTCGTATCTATAATGCACGTTGCAGTTGACCCATCAGAGATGGTAATTGATGGTGCTGGTGCTCCGCCTCTGCCGTATCCGCCGCCCGGAGCATTAATTATTACGCCTGTCGTAGTATAATACGTAGTGCCACCAATAACGCTGGTAGTATATTGCACCGTTGCGGTAGCCTGTTCCCATTCTACTGCTAATAACATCTGTTGATAGATATTGTATAATTTTGCGGTTTGAAGCTGTGTGATTCTCTGCTGTATTAGCTGCCATGAATAGGGTAGACCAGACATGCATCCGAAGAAATCCGACATGGTATAAGTCCCATTTGGTCCAGAACCTAATGCAGTGACACTGATGACCATATCGTTTGATGTTTGATCCGTTGGTTTACTTGTTCCCGCAACCAAAGGTAAGTCGGAAGTGTTTTCAATTCCTTTTACGACTTTAGCAAATTTTTGAATATTACAATTCTTAATATTTCGTATTTGTTGCATAGAATATGAAAATGCACCAGCACTAAGTGCTTGATCGTATGGGATAATATTAACGAGATATGACGCAAATCCAGTTGGAAGTTGATTATAATTTGACGGGTTTAGGGTACTTGAAAATGTTGGCGGAATTCCTGCCGGAATGATTGTTCCCACATAGCTTTGAATGATGGGTGTGTCTATCGCAGGGTTTACTCCATCATTTATATATATTAAATAGTATGTCTTACTGTTCGTTGGTAATCCCATAACACCATTATAAATTGGAACTGTTAATGATGAATAGCTAGTTGGAAATAGTTTTTTCACATTTAATAAATCAGCAAGTGTAGTTAATCCTTGTATTTTACACTGTAATGCGGCCAAAATTGTTTTTAGATTTTCCCCAGCAATAATCAGAAATGCACCATATATCATTTGCTCCTGACTAGCTATAACATTTGCAGATTTTCCAGAAACGATGTCTGATATTTCAGAAGTGCTCATTCCAGCAGATAATAATGCCAAATTCAAATCTGAGGTAATTGCTGAATTTTTACTCAAATTAACAAGCAAATTTGATGGTAATCCGAAAGTGGCGATGTTTTTTAAATCAAATGCATTACCCAAATTTATTAAATCTTCACCAAACGTTAAAGTTGATAAATTAACTCCAGAAACATCCGCACTGATCAAATCGTTCATATTACTGTATGTGCCGTTCAGGAAGGTATTGGCATTGCTCGCTGCGGTTATGGATTTATTTGATGAATTCATTGTTCCATTCAATGTAATCAACGATGAGCAAAATTCTTTATAGTCTGGTATGGATTGAGTTACACTTGTCGCATTCCAATTAAACTCATTCCATGCTTGAAGCGCATGAAGTCTTATGTATCCCCATTGAGTAACGGACATGTTCGGATTACTGGTGTCATACGGTAGCCATGTCGCGCTCTGTCCCTGTCCAGTATTACCAGAGATTCCATACCCAGAAGTTGCTTGGCCAGCCCATACACTTGCAGGATCATTTACTACATATGTGGGAGGAACTGAATTTCCTAAAGCAGGAATAGATGAACTTCCAATTGAAATTAAGTTGTTATATGTGGCATTGCTTAGGGTTGCATTACCGTTTGCAGGACCTCGGTTATATCCATCATTGATAGAAAATGTCAACAATCTCAATGCCGTATCTGATATTATACTACCGAATTGATAGGAATCATTGGTTTTGCTTGATCCCATATAGCCTGATGCTACCGGATTAATAGTTAAACCAGTGTTGTTCAACACTGACCCTAATACGTTTATCCCTAACGGGCTTTGATTACCTGAATCCGCCATTTTATTCCTTTATGGGCAATTAACATTTGGGCTTCCTTGTGAAATAGAATGTCCACAAGTATCTCCTGATCCAACACGCAATACGGCAACTCCTTCTGCAAAAACAGTCGGACTTCCGTCAGTAGTTTTTGCGGCAGCATGTGGCCCATCACCGTGTGGTGTAATATCACTTACATGCAATCCAACGGCAATACCATTTGCGAACACGGTTGATGCTCCCTTAATAATTTTGCCGCCAGCCTGATTCTGGTCGCCCTTACGTGATAATTGCGCCATTATGTTTCCTTATCCGAGGATCAACTTTTTAGTATCGGGAATTACCAATCCTGTTGTAGCCTGAATATATTTATTCTTTACTGATTCATCAGTAAGAGCATAAATCACAACGCTATTAAGATTGAGCTTTGTATCGGCCTTGGGGTCTGCTGTAAATAAACTTGGCACAAGCCCAATACCCTGTGCACCCGGTGCCACGCTTAGTGGATCGTGAATTAATACTTCACCATTCTGAATATCAAGAATTTTAGTAACCAATTCTTCTCCTGACGCAAGCTTGAGTGTTACCACGTGACCAATTAAATCTGATAAATGCTTCATTATTTTTCCTTTATAATACTTCTGTTAACTTATTGCGTAATTCTTTGAAGCCGCCCACATACTCACCGTCAATGAATATCTGCGGAATTGCTTGAGCGGCAGGAACGGCTTCCAGAAGGTCTTCTTTTGTATATCCCTCACCGATCTTACGTTCTTCAAATTCAATACCCTTTTGTGTCAAAAGCACCTTTGCCTGTGTGCAATAAGTGCAATTATCACGTGACCATACTACTGCTTTCATTCTATTTCTCCGTTAAATAATTTCATAACCACATCAATTCCATTCAATGCTCCGGTTGGCACTGACACATCAGAAGCACGATTAATGGCATAATCATGTGGGTTGATACGAATTAATCTGTCTGTTCTTTCTTCACCCATCATTCTTATGCTTGGAACTGCCAAACCTGCACCGATTTCAATCCCGATAATTTTTTTCTTATCCTTTTCCCAGTTCAGATAATTGCGTTCCTGCTCATTGACCTTATAGGGAATAAACCATGGATCATTGAACATCATTACTAATGGTCGGTATACCGCAAGACAGCGTGGACACGTTGGTATTTCATCTATGTGGGTTAGTTTTTGTGTAAATTTTGGCATAGGCTTAATATCTGCACAACATCCATGGCTACATTGAACATATTCTAAGTTTCCATGAATTTCATATAGTCTGTCACGATCATATCCTGCTTTGATAAAATGCCCATCCACATTACTAGTTATGACAAAAATATCTTTTGGCAATTTTAATAATTCATAATACCCACGATGAGGTGAGAGTTCACTATACATAAGAAATCTGTTTATGTAAAAGTTCCAAGAGTCTAATGGGGCATTATGAAAACTGTCAGCAGTTGCATATTTGATGAATGCATCTTTCTCTGCTGTCCAGATTCCAGAGTTTCCCCTAAAATCTGGAATACCAGAATCTACGCCCATGCCTGCTCCTGCAAGAATCACAACACCATCCGCGTCTCGCAAATCCTCAATAATTGTATTGAGGATTACGCTGTTACCATTCTTCATAAATTCTCCTTAATTCACATCATACCATATTTTTTGTATGATGTCAATCAAAGATCAGGAAGTTCGTCGTAGTCAAGAACGTCAGACATAATACCAATAACATATGATGTGCTTTCTGACTCTTGCAAGGCAGTTTGCTTTTTAGATGTGTCCATGTGCTTGTTAAACCATGGAATAGGTGTAGATTTTGGTGCCGGATTCCAGTATTTCATACCGATCTGTTTAAGAGCATCTACTGCATTATAATCAACAAAATCTACCATGATGCGTTCATTAAGTCCGATAACTGGACCCTTTTTGAAAAGATATTTTGCCCATTCTTTTTCTTCACGAATAACATCTTCGTAAATCTTTCGCACTTCCTGTTCGCACGTAGTCTTAGCAGTTACGAATCGCGGGTCTTCCTTGACAACCTGATTGATCATCCAAGCAGTCCATTCTTTATGTAGAAGTTCATCCTGTAGGATCAAGCTGATGATGTTACCATTGCCCATGAAAATCTTATTCTCAACCATTGCCAGTGATGTCGCAAATGATACCATGAAGCGGAATGCTTCAAGTGCATAGGAGGCATGAAGTGCCAACCAAATAGCATTAATGTGCTCTTGTTCAGGAACGGCCATAGCATCTGCCCAAGCTTTATTGCCTCCTGTAAAGTTGTCTACCAGTTCCTTGCGGCAATTCAGCACATGTAAATCGTCATAATACTTACCTACACTAGCAGCCATATCAATGATTTCCTGAGTGTCATGGATAGTGTTGAATACTTCTTTCGGCACATTGTAGATATTGCGAATAATGTGTGAATACGAGCGACTGTGAATATTTGTTTCGAATGATGACCATATTAAAACCAATGATTCCAGTTCTGGAATAGAACAAACAGGAGAGAATATTTGTACCGGGGCGCGGCCTTGAATACTATCTAATGCAGTTTGTCTCAATAAGTTAGCAGTAAAGATATGACGTACAGTATCGCTGGAATCTTTAAAATCTCCGGCATCCTTAGATAAATTAACTTCTTCGGGAACCCAAAAAAATCCACGCTGCATTTCTTCAAACTTAGCAAGCTTGGGCTGACGATATTCTTCAAATCGCTGAACAGTCACTACACCATCCAAGAACATCTTTCGTTTTAGATAGTTAGGAACGTTACTGATATTGTATTGATCTTTAGACATGATTTACTTCTTTTCCTTACAGTTATCAAAATGCCATCTTGGCATTGCGATTGCGCCGCCCGTTTTGTTACAATGCGGACAAGTTACTTTTTCTCGTATCAAAAGCCTGTGCGTGTCTCCATTTTTCAACTTTGACTCTTCGCTGTGGTTCTTTGGTCCATTGCCCCCGTTTGCGAGTTGTGCTTTTCTAATGTTTTCTTTATGAGACACTGATTTTGGTTTTCTCATATTCTGTTTAGTTTCTTCTGTTTTCGGTTTTCCTTTTGATGACAAAGTTTTTCCGAATACACAATATGATGATTTGCCACTAGCGGTATTGAAGTATCGTTTGTTGATACATAGTGTGTCTGCTATATATTCTTTAATGATATTTTGTTCAAACTCAAAACAAAGTTCGGGATTTGAGTCCTTAAACAATATCACAGTTTCAAACGAACTGCTCCCTGTTTCTTGTATCAACTTTTTCACTTCTTTAGAAGATGAGAAATATGATGTCCAAAGATCATCTTCAGGCAATGTGCCTTTCTTTATATGATTATATCTGGAACCATAGTAAAACTTGCCAGTAGGTATATGTCTAATATAATAGACATAGGCAGGAATATTATCTAAATACATTTGCTGTAACTCCTCAGTGTTATAGAGCCGGTAGATATTATCAGTATCGTGATCGGCAACTGTATTTATCACCATTCTAGCCTCTACAACTTACAACTCTCGCAATCCCCGTCATCATCAAAGTCAATAGGTTCTAACATGCCAGGTGCGTCATCGGCTTCTTCTTTGGACCCCCGCTTATCAATAAGACTATAATAATTTGTTTTTCCACCCCATTTGGCGAATAGCATTAAATTTTTTGCAATAAGCGTAGTAGGAACCCTACGATCAGGAAAATGCTTAGGAGAATAAAAAGTATCAGTAGATATGGACTGATCTATGTATGCAGCCAGTACCGCTGCTGTCTTTAGATATCCAACACAGTCCGTCTGTTCCCACATCAATTGATAGTTCTTACGAACCTTGGGTATATGATAATCGGGAACTACCTGAACAAACGATCCTGCCTTTGATTCCTTGATGGATATTAAACTCATTGGCATTGCGATGCCATTGGTTGAATTAATAACAACCGATGATGATTCAACTGGTGCGATTGCTCCAACAGTAGTATTGCGAACGCCGTATTGCTTCATGTTTTCACGTAGGGTTTCCCAATCAAGTTCAGGTGTGAAATCGGCTAATTCATTTACACCCTTTGCGCGAAGTTCCCATGGAAAAATTCCCTGACCATAACGAGTTTTATCAGAGTCAATACATTTACCGCGTTCTTTGGCAAGTTCAACATTAGCTTCCATCAAATAATATGTTTGATGTTCAATCCAAGACTTGACTTCCTGTAACGCATCCTTTTCTCCATATTTCAATCCGCGCTTGGCATGCCAGTATGCAAGGTTGGTGATCCCGATGCCAATAGGCCGAATTTCATCATTGGAAAGTTTTGACTGGATAGATAGAAAGTCTTGATAGTCAAGAATGTTATTCAGACTACGCAGCAAAAGACGACATGCTCTACGCATATCTTCTGGATTTCTAAATGCTCCCCAATTTATACTACCAAGAGTGCAAAGGGAAATTCTGCCATTTTCATCTTCAAGATTCTTAAATGGGCGTGATGGTAAGGTTATTTCTGCACAGAGATTGCTCTGATAGATACTGTGATATTCAGGATCAAATGGACCTTGATTCATCACATTATCTATATTCATTAAATATATGCGACCAGTATCTGTACGCTCCTTGAGAAGGCCGCTCTTGAAGACTTCTTCGGCACTCATTACCTTCTTGCGTAAATCCTTACGCTTTTCATACTTTACGTAGAGTTCTTCAAATTTAGCAGTGTTTGAATAGAACGCCTCATAAAGGTCAGGAACTTCGTTAGGATCAAAGAAGGTGATGTTCTCTTTGTTCTTAAATCTTCGCCAGAAGAAACCTGATAGAACCACTCCGTAATCCATGTGGCGGACTCGGGTCTCTTCTGTTCCCTGATTATTCTTAAGCACTATAAGATCGTCAAATTGATGATGCCAAATAGGAAACCAAACTGTGCATGAAGCATTACGAATGCCACCCTGTGAGCAAGATCGTAAATCGCCAAACCATTTCTTAAGAAAGGGAATCATGCCAGTATGCATAATTTCGCCGCCACGAATAGGTGATCCAAGCGAGCGAAGTCTTCCAATTTCTAGTCCAATGCCAGCACGTTTACCGGCATACTTGGCCATCATTTGTCCTGAAGCAAAAATTGAGTCCAGATCGTCATCGCTACGAATAAGAACACAACTGCTGAATTGCTTTGTGGGAGTACCAAGACCAGCAAGAACAGGAGTAGCCAAAGTGAATAAACCATCAGAAGCAGCATTATAGTAATCTTTTACATAGCGCATTCTTGCAGTGTTTGGCTCTTCTTTATGAAAGACCGTTGCTGCTGCAATAATATATCTGACTTGAGGCGTTTCATAAATTTCTTTAGTGGCTCTATTGCGAACAAGATATTTTTCAATAAGTTGCTCAACTGCCGCATATGAATACTGTTCGTCTTTTGAATGATCAATAATATCATTCATTTTGTTCCATTCATCCTCAGAATACCATTCTAGGAGTTCAGGCGTATAAAGTCCAACAGATATGTTTTTCTTTACAATATCATATAGGTGAGGAGGATCAAATTGTCCATAAACATCCTTGCGAAGCATAGACAATCTCTGTTTCCCGGCAACATACTGATAATTAGTGTGACCTACGTCAGGATTAGACTCTGCGTCAATCAAATCAACTACTGCTCTTAGTGTGATTTGGTCAATTTCTCTAGTAGTAATGCCATCAAAAAAGTTTGGTTGTGCTTTAATTTCTACCATTGACTGGCTTACATCTGCTATTCCTGCACAAATTTTTGTAATCTGTGCTTGCCACTTTTCTAAGTCCAGTGGTACGACTTTTCCTGATCGTTTGGTTACGTTAATCATTCTTTACCTGTTTTCTTTGTTAATGGTTTTATGTCAATAAATCTTGTGATTTTAAATTCAGTTAGGTCTATATTTAACACTGAGTTGGGGTAGTAGTTAAGCGCATATTTTGCGTCGTCAACTAAGACTAATACAGCATGTTCATCACAATAGTCTATTGCGTCCACTAAGTCAATGTTTTTGATACCCAAATGCAATAATGTGTAGATCATTCCGAGTGCTCTGCCATAGTGACAGTAGTCATTGTCTTTGAGCAATTCCCATGGATTTGGCCAATCTTCAATGTCTGCCGGGTGAAGATAGTGAGGTGTTATGGGGCATCTTTGCCAGAAGTTGTCAACCTCAACGCATATAGTTTGTAAGTCCGCTTCTGTTAATTTTTCTTTAAGAGCGTGCCAAGATCGCAGCCGGGTATAAAAATCCGATAAGAATACGTTAATCATCTACTACTTATAGCAATTTTAAGTGGACGATGAATTATCTCTTTTCACATTTTCTTCAAAATCGGGAGTTGAATGTCTGTATATATTTAATATTTCGGTATCATCTTCCAGTGCCTCAACTTGATGTTTAAAACACTGAAAATGAACCAATTCAATAAAATCACCAGTTTCTCCGATTATTTCTCCTGCCCAATCCTGAACACGCACTCTTATCTTCCCCTTGATAACTTTTATATCATGAAATGTTATGGGGTTATGTGTATGCATCGGTAACATATCGCCCACATGGTCAAACATGCAGCGCAGTTGATATTTTCCATTTTCTTTTTCCCAACACGTGTTCAGCATTGTCAGGCGATTCCAGTAACTGTAGAAAAATAACTGTAGGCGGGAGAACTGTTCACTACCAGTGTATTTGCTGAAAATGACACCGTAGTGCTTGATGTGCTTGTATTGGCTGTTGCTATAGTAGCGTTAGATATTATAACTGGGGTTGGAATATATGTAGAGTTTGCGGTTTCTGATACCTTAAAGACGACATTTGCAGTAGTTGTTCCATTTTGTTTAGTGGTTACAGGTGCACTGTTTGCATAATAGTATGCATACGTGTTTGCGGCGGGTGGTCCTGAGGTAGACGCCAACGAGACAAAAGCAGTTGTAGTGCCATTGTTGTATGCGTCAGTATAATAATTTAAATACAATGTATTGGCGGCTTTTCCGCTTATGATCCGTGTTGGTGAGAAGCCGGGTGCCGAACAGCAAGCACCTGCAGCATAGGAATTGGTCTGAAATGCTGTCATTTGATAGTATGTTGGATTTATGAGAGTTGAGTTTAAGTGTGCAATCTGCAATCCAGAGGTATATTGGGGTAACGTTATGGCCGCCGAAGTAAACGGAATATATCCTCCACCAGTTCCGTCTGGGTAAAAGAAATATCCAGTTAGTAGCCCCTGAGATAGCCGGGATATAGTAAACGATGAGAGGTTAGTATCAGTTGATATTACTACTTGATAGTAGTTTTGAAAAGAGCTATAGTATGCAATTGACTGAATGAATAATACGTTTGCCACGCTATCATAATTAAGTTTTACAATACTCTGATACCAATAAGATGAGTTGGTTTCATAGGGCGAGCCGGTGTATTTGCTTATTGCTTTAGATACAAGCAATGTTCCGGTGGATGAAAATTTACTTATGCATATTGGAATTGAACCCGAGACATAAGGAATATTTGGATTTCCTACTACTATATACACATTTCCGCTAGGATCAACTGCAATGTCAAACATATCCCCCAAACTCGAGGAAACGCCAGTATTATAATATGTGTTGTTAGTTGAAAATTGATAAGACCACTGTAATGTTCCTGATGAATTATATTTATATAGCCCATTTGTCCAAAGCGCATACAAATTGCCATTGTCATCGCATGTAACCTTAGGTGTTATAGCATGCTGTGAAGATGTACTCAGAGCAATACTCGGACTGGTCAAACTAAAAACTACACTTCCAGAAGAATTTAATAATGCCAACCCATATGTTGCTAATTGATTAGGATTCGTTCCCGTTACTGTAACTGGACTGGAATATGCTATATAATTTCCGCTGGGAGATGCTGAAAAGTAATTTGTATAAGCATAGGGTACTTGGAACTGATTTTGCCATAATATAGTATCACCCGTGTTATTTACTTTTGATATATATCCTCCTGTTGTCGTAGAAAAATATACATTTGAATTGGAGTCCGTCCCCAATAACTGGGGCTGGTAAAATGCATTAGCAATACCGAAATAATAATTTGTCCAGTATGTTGTTAACGGATTTTGAATTAAATTCAAATTACTAAAAGTTACTGTCATTATAAATTGCCTTTAATCCGTACATACATAAAATAACACCTTAATCAATAGTTGCCGTAGACGTTTCTTCATCTAAAGTAAGGGTCCCATCACACACCATACTCCAATCATGTCCAGTTTTTTCTCCACGACAAGGAACATTAATTTTGACATGTTTGACTATCAAGTTTCTTCCTCCACCGATTACTCGCCAGACACTATCAACGTCTCCCCAATTTTGCTGTCCATGTCTTTTATTAAAGCGTATGTGATATTCCGCAATCATATTACCTCCGGAGTTTCATTTGTATTTTTAGTAGGAACAGCGTGTATAATAAAATGGATAAACTCAAATGGCTCATCTGATGCATTAGGTTCAAATCCATGTGCTAACCAAGCATTAGTGAAAAATAAATCGCCAGCGTTGACATCAAAATTTACTTTGTCTGATCCATAGGTGGCAAGCGACCCATTTGTCTGTGGCAAATTTATTTGAATTTTTGCTGGTCTTGGATCAACGATGAATGGTCTGGTACTTTTTTCTGGAACATTTAAAAAATAAAAACCGACCAACTGTGCACCAAACCCATGAATATGTTCGTGTTGTTGTCCATGTTTTAATAATTTTTGTCCCCAAAAATCAGTGACGCTGGTATCATATAGTGACATGTCATATCCCTGAGATTCAAGAATGTTCCATCCAGTCTGTGCTATGTAATTCAGTAAATCCGCCAATTCTTCATCAAACATATGTGAAGTATGTGAAATTGGATAAATTTCGTTTACTTCTTCATTGCAGCAACTGAGGCTGTTTTTCATGACCTTTTTTGCAGATTCAATGAATTCAGGTTTTTTTATCTTATAAATCCCAGATGGGAAGTAAAATTCACTAACAAGTATATTATCGTCTTCTTTAAGATCAGTCACAATTTCACATCCCAAATTTATATCATATGAAAGTATTTATTATCTATATCTTAGCCTGTTAATAAGTTATGGTGCACCAACACAAGTTGATGGGAATTGTCTAGTCGTACCTGGCCAGACGATACGCACTGCACCACATGCTCCGTTTGAACCCGGAAGTGTAAAGCATCTAGAAGCACCGCCGCCGCCGCCGTAGGGCGCACCGCATGTCCCATATGTTCCTCCTGAGGCGTTGCCTCCACCAGAACCGCCTCGTCCAACACCACCACTTGTTCCCTGCCCTAATAACCCGACACCGCCGCCGCCATGATAGAAACCATACCTACATCCACCACCCGCGCCTCCTCCTGTTGGTGCCGCAAAGTTCCCATTTCCCCCGTTTCCCGAATATCCTGCTGCGCCGCCACCTGTGACATTCAGTACACATCCACTATAACATCCGTTGCCGCCTTTGCCGCCATTACCGCCGCCAGTTCCTACATGAACACCACCGGTTCCGCCCGCTGCCGTAGTGCCACCACTACCACCACCACCTTTAACGAGAGATGTGCTTACAAAATAACTATCGCCGCCTGCATTACCATTTTTAAGAGGACTACCACAGCCTGCAGGACTGCCGCCAGTTCCTTTTGCTCCTACCACTACCCTGTAGTTTGATCCTGGGATTACGGTATAGTTGTTGTAATATCCTAATCCGCCGCCTCCGCCTCCGCCTCCGTCTACATAACAAAAACATCCGCCTATACATACTCTAGTTGGATTTGATCCACCACCGCCGCCGCCAACAGCAACTACTGATACAGATGTTACGCAAGCGGGAGCAGTCCAGCAATAAGAACCAGGAGTAGAATATGTGACTGAACCTGTAGCACCGCCACCAGAACTTACTTTAGCACCGAATCCATAACCTTTTGCGCTACCATTACCTAATGTACTAATTCTTGGCATAACTATCTCACTTTTTAGAACTTAGTCTGAGATGCTAAGACAGTATAGGTTGGCGTTGCGGCAGTTTTAATGATAGTATATGTATAAACATCAATAACATTAGCGTTACCAGAAGTGGGTGCTGTACCACCTTGCCAATATGGAGTAACTGCCGTGCCATCAATTTGAACTGCACTATTATAAAAAGCTGCTGCACCCTGTGTAGTAAGCAGCGCGAGAGTTACTGATTGTCCAACTGCTATAGCGTTAGCAAATGTTTGTGTTGATGAAAACGCAACGTTTAGTGTCCAGTTTGTAGTAGCATTTGCCGTGTAATACTGAACAGCACCGAGGTTTACATAGAAAGTTTGAGTTGCTGCC